AAAGGCCGCTCGACCGTCGTGGTGTTCATCCTGGTGCCCCAGGTCACGTTGCAGAAACGGCTCGACATCGCGAGCGCGGCTCGGCGTTGGGCCGATCGCGTGCCGGGCCTGCTCGCGAGTCATTGGAGATGATGGTGGATCACAACAGAGTTGCGATCCTTATGACGCTTCTGTCTTTCGCCTTCATTGCTTCGGTTCTCGTGGCGACAGCACGATGACCAGCCGACGAGAACAGGTGCTCGACGCGATCAAGGCGCTGGTCGCCTCCGCGCTGCCGAACGCGGACGTCAAGCGCAACCTCGCCAAACCGGAGCGCATCCCACCGGGCGGGCTTGCGGTCATCCGCGATGGCGATCCGGGCGAGCCGGAAGTCATCCTGTCGCCCCTCATCTATATCTACACGCACCGCATTCCGATCGAGATCGCGGCGTATGAGACTTCGAGCGAGACCCGCGAACAAGTGCTCGACGGAATGCTCGGTGCAATCGGAGCGGCCGTGGTCGCGGACCGCACGCTCGGCGGCCTCTGTGACTTCATCGAGGCCGAAGCGCCGGCAACGGAAGATGTCGAGATGACCGGAGCCCGCGCGGGCCGCTGGGCCGACGTCGCGATCGTGGCGGTCTACGGCACGCCCGACCCGTTGAACTGAACTTCGCAACAATCGGAGATTTGCAATGGCACGCGCACGCGGCGCCAACGCCGTTATGGCTGCGGCTTTTGAAACCACCTACGGCACGGCTCCCGTGGCCGGATACAAGAAGCTGCCGTTCGTGTCCTCGGCGCTCGGCGACGAGCAGAACCTGATCGCGAGCGACCTTTTGGGTTACGGTCGCGAGCCGCTGCCGCCGAGCCGGGATGTGGTCAACAACGACGGCGACGCCGTCGTGCCGGTCGATCTTCGCAACTTCGGCTCCTGGCTCAAGCTCCTCATGGGAGCGCCGACCTCGGTCGACAATTCCGGCGTCATCACGCACACCTTCGTGTCGGGCGCGCTGACGCTCCCCTCCATGGCAATCGAGATCGGCATGCCGGAAGTGCCGAGCTACGGCATGAACGTCGGCGTGCGCGCCAACACCATGAAAATCCAACTGCAGCGGTCGGGGCTCCTCAACGCCACCATGAGCCTGATCGCGCAGGGCGAGACCAAAGCGACCTCGTCGGCTGCCGGTACGCCCAGCGAGGCAACGATCGAGCGCTTCTCCCAGTTCATGGGCGAGATCAAACGCAACGGTACCGCGCTCGGCCACATCGTCTCTGCGGAGCTCACCTACATGAACAATCTCGACAAGGTCGAGGTCATCCGTCCGGACGGCCGCATCGAGGACGCCGATCCGGCAATGGTCGCGGTCACCGGCAGCGTCAATGTGCGCTTTGCCGACACCGTGCTGCTCGACCAGGCAACCTCGGGCGACCCGTGCGAACTCTCATTTGGCTGGGCGATCGATGCCGACAAGTCGCTGCTCTTCACCGTGCACAGCGCCTTCCTGCCCAAGCCCAAGACGCCGATCCAAGGGCCGGGCGGCATCCAGGCAGCGTTCGCCTGGCAGGCCGCCAAGGACCCAGTTTTGCTCAAGACCTGCACCGCGGTGCTGGTGAACGACGTCGCCGCCTACTGACAAACGGGATTCCCACCATGACCAAGCTCAAATCAAGGGCGGCGGCCGATGCCGCGCCCCGCTCCAATGCTCCCATGCTCAAGCTCAACACGGACCGTGAGCCGTTCTGGCTCGATCTCGTTCCTGGCGTGCGGGCTCAGTTCCGGCCCATTTCGGTTGCCGCAATCCTGCTGGCGCGCACCGCCGCGGCCGACGTGTTGCGGGGTGGTGACGACGACGCAATGGTGAAAGCCGGCATTGCCTTCACGAGCTCGCTGGCGCACTCCGGAATTGCCGCGTGGGAAGGCATCGGCGACGCCGACGGCAATCCAGTCGAGCCAAGCAAGGATACGATCGAGGCGGCGCTTGAGCATTGGCCGGTGTTCGATGCCATCGATCGGCTCTATGTCGGCCCGGCGCTGATCCAGGACGCGGAAAAAAACGTCTGATCGCTCTCGCCGAATGGCACTTCGGCGGGGGCGAGGGCTATTGCGCCGCGTGCCCTGGCACCTGCGCCGCCTGCCCGTATCTCGAACACGCGCCGCAGACGGCGGACGGCATAGCGGCCTGGGCCGTGCTCAAGCGCGCGGCCGGACAGGTCCGCGCTGTGATGGGCGGGGTCTACGCGATGGACTTCAGCTCGGTGCTGCTGCTCGCCGACGCCATGGGCGCGCTTAATCCACTCCTCGTCGAACTCCTCCCCGAGGTCGAGCCGATCATCGTTCGGGCCTACGGCCGGAATAACGAATGAGCACCACACAAGTCTCGATCCGCCTCGGCGTCGAGGGCAAGGCCGACGTCAAGCGTGCCTTCGATGAGGTCGGCAAGGCCGGGCAGGATGCGTTCCGCGGCGTCGCGGCCGACATGGACGCAACGGGCGCCGCCACCGATCGCCAGGCCCAACGTCTTCAGCGGCTGGCGGAAGCTGCGCGACAGGCGGGCGCCGCCGACCAGTCGCAGCGCAGTTTCAACCAAGTCCTCGGCGTCAATACCGCGCAACCGAAGTCGGCGCGCGAGTCGGCCGCGGTCTTCGAGGAAACCGCCAGAGCTGCAGAAGACCTGGAAGCCAGAACCTCGGCACTGCGCGCGCAGATCGATCCGCTCGGGACGGCGCAGAAGAAGCTCAACACCGACGTCGCGGAAGCGGGCTCACTGTTTAAGGCTGGCGCGATCACGCAGGCCGAGCATGCGGCCGCGGTTGCGCTCGCCAACAGCCGCTACAAGGACGCCGCCGCGGTCATCGAGAAATACGGCGGCAGCGCAGCACTCTCCACGAATCAGGTCCTGATCCTGGGGTCGGCTGCGCGTCACACGGTTGACGCGCTGATCTCCGGGCAGAGCCCGATGCGGGTTCTGACCGTCGAGGGTATCAAAGCCTCTGCGGCCTTGGGCGAAGGCGGCCTCGGTGGACTGCTCCAGGGTGTCTGGAAGGGTCTCACGGGCCTGATCTCGCCCACCATGGCGGTGGTCGCCGGTATTGCGGCGATCGGCGCGGCCATAGGATACTCCTACTACCGCTATATCGAGTCGCAGAAGGAGCTCGAGGTCGCGCTCGGCGGCACCGGCCGAGCTGCCGGCACTACTGTCGGCCAGATCGAGCGCATCGCCGAACGGTCGGCGTCCACGGCCGGCGTGTCGGTCGCCGCGGCCCGCGAGATGGAGGCTGCGTTCCTGCAGACCGGCAGGATCGCGGTCTCGAATTTCGAAGGCCTGATCAAGGTCGCAAAGAATTACGCGGCGACCACCGGCACCGATGTTGCGACCGCCGCCAAGGAGCTTGCCAGTGCGTTTGCCGACCCGATCAAGGGCGCCGACGCGCTCAATACCAAGCTCAACTTCCTCGACGACAGGACCCGCCAATACGTCCGCACGCTTGCCGATCACAACGACCGCACCGCCGCGCAGCGGGTCCTGCTCGAGGCGCTCAAGGGAAGCCTCGTCAACGCGGCTGACGCCACCACGGCGCTTGGGCGCGCCTGGGACTTTGTCGGCCGCATGGCGTCGAACGCCTACGACGCCATGGGCCGCGCGATCTCTCGCGTTCTCGATGGTGCCCCGATCGAGGAGCGCCTCAAGGAACTGCAGCAGGAACGCGCCCGCCTGCAGGCGCTGATCGAGAACCCACCGACCCGCTTTGCTGCGCAGGCCCGCAACTTCAATACGCGGATGCTGGCGCAGGTCGACGCCGAGATCGCCAAGATTGAGGCAAAGCTCACCACGATTGAGCAGCGCGCGAAGGAAGCCAAAGCGAACGAACTCTCGGTCCGTGCCGGCTCGGTCGCCCGGGAGCTCACGCCGGGCTTCGAAGAGTTGCAGACGCTGCGGGCACGCGAAGCGCAGATTCGCACCGCGCTCGACGATCCGCTCGCGAAGCAAAAGGTCGCCGATCTCAGGCAGGTCGAGACCGCCTATGATGCGGTCACGCGCGCGATCCAGACCTGGCTCGATCCGGCCGAGAAAGCCCGCCGTCTCGACGAGCTCGAGATCCAGGCGCTGGCTGCGAAGACCCAGGCCCAGAAGGCAGCCATCGCGGAAGAGCGGCGACGGCTGGAACTCGCCGGGCAGGCGATCCCGGTCGCCATCGCGGAAGCCGATATCACACGCGCCGGCGCCAAAGCCCGCGCCGAAGCAACGCAGGCGCTGATCGACCAGGCCCGCGTCCTCGATGTCAACACCAAGGCGACGCTTGGGCTCGCCGAAGCCTGGCTCAAGGGCGCCGCGGCTGCCCAACAGGCCGAGGTTCGCCGCAAGGCGCTGACCGAAGCGGTGCAGAACGGCGTCGATGTCGAGAGCCGTGCCCGCGATTTGCTGCGCGAGCAGATCGCCGAGCAGGCGGCGCAATCGGCCAAGTCGGTCAACG